ATTCATTATTCCCTCTTTCACTTAAAGCTTCCTTTGCGGCGATGCCTAAGGATTCAAATCTTGGTCTTCCGTGGTTTACCAGGGATAAAGATCTTGCTGAGGATTACTTGCGTCGAGCTCTCTCAATAGCACAGCGTGGATATGAAGAGGACATATATCCTAGCATTGTAGGATGGAGAGGCCAAGCCAATGGAGATCCTAACATGCCCAAACAACGTGTTGTTTGGATGCAGGATCACGTTGAAACTATCATAGGGTTGAGTGTTCAAGTTCCGATACTGGAAGCTCTGCGTAGATTAACTGAGTTTGCTGCGTGGAACGATTTGTCCAGAGTTGATCGTGTGGCCACTCAGTTCATTGATAGGGCACAGCACAAGATATGGTCTGCTGACTTTTCTGGGTTTGATAAGCGTTTAATGCGGAAAGTTATCCATAAAGCTTTTGACCTATTAAGGCTGTGGTTTGATGAATCAGCTAAATCGCAATTAGACTGGTTAGAACGCCAAATTGTTACGGTCTCTTTGGTTACACCAACAGGAGTGTGGAGTGGTACGCGTCAATCAATGCCATCTGGCAGTGCCCTCACGAATCTTATAGATTCACTCTGCCAACTCTTAATGATTTATGGATTATTGAGTCCATCAGCTAGGGGAACTGTATTAGGTGATGACGGTTTCTATTATGATCCTGATGGTATTGGTTTGGATTCCACAACCTTTGTTCTATTCCAGGCTTACTCTGCTAAGGTTTCAGCAGATAAGGGAGGCTTTAGCCAGGATGCGATTCGCTACCTAGCACGCATCCATATGAGGAATTACCGTCGGAATGGCATTTGTGTAGGCGTCAGACCCCTCACAAGGACTTGGAATGGTGTCTGCCATATTGAACGGCTCAGGACTGGTTTACCTGAGGAATTCTTCAGTGCGGCTACAATTATGAAGTTGGAAAATTCTAAATGGCATCCTAGATTCCGGGGAGCAGTAGAATACTACAGGTCGTTAGATACGATAGCTCAAAGTCTTGATCCAGCGAAGATTTTCAGCGCTGCTGGTGGTACCGAATTTGTTGAAGACGTTATGAATATTAAAAGCTTCAAGTTCGGATTCGAGCTCCCAACTAAAGTATTAGATACATTCGA